AATTTTACTCATCCTAACAGTGAGACTCGTAGGGGTAGAGTTGGAAAGTCTGTGCCACAGACTTTGGATTGTGCTTGCAATCAAGGAGTTATAGAAATTCAGATAGGTGCTATTCGTGGTCGAAACCCTGATAACCCTAAAAGTCGTATTGCTGGCTTACCTACTCAACAGATGCTAGAGTTAAATGAGAATGGAACTGCTAACTGTTTAACTTCTGTTCAGAAAGATAATGTTGTGGTTGAGCAACAGCTTCGTAATTTTAGAATCAGAAGGCTTATTCCACTTGAATGTGGTTTGCTTATGGGTTTAAAAAGAGAAGATATTATCATTGTTGTTTCTGATACTCAAGCTTATAAGATTTTTGGAAATGGAATAGAAATAAACAGTATGTGTAGTTTAGTTAGACAGCTATATAGACCGGTTAAAAGTTCGTTGAGTTTATTTTGAGACATAGCCCTTAGTGAGATTGTCTAAGGGCTAAAGGAGTGTACTGTCATTCTAAAGGAGAATTAGAGAAACCATCAAACAAGCACTGCAAACTTGTAGGACTTTGTATTGTATCGTAATTATTACTAACTAAGGCTACTTTATTTCTTTGAGTTAAAATCAGTCCTCTCACTGTTGAGTGATGAAAATGTTTTAAGTAGCTTTAGTTAGTCGTAATGGCTATAAAAGGAGATGTTATGAGAGAAATTAAATTTAGATTTATATTTAAAGATGGGAATTTTATCGCTAAGAGATTTAAAACATTAGATGAGATATGCGATAGTAGTTTTATAATTGAAGTCATGGAGGAGGACATAAGCGCTAATAGTGGTTCTTGTGATATAGAAGATTTTCCAGAGTATAAGATTTTTAAAGATGAATACATTGGCTTAAAAGACAAAAACGGTGTAGAGATATTTGAATCTGATATTGCAATAGATAAACATGATTATATCTATCTAATTGATTTTAGAAAAGGCGGATTTGTTGCCGTCCATGCTCCAGATTGCAGAGCAGAAGCAGAGGGAGAGTGTAAATGGGATGATTTAGGTAGCATTTATGATGAGCTTGAAGTTATCGGAAACATACACGAAAACCCAGAGCTTTTAGACAATGCCAACGGTTGAAGTGTTTGCTATCTATACTGATGATAGTGTTGTAAAGTTTTAGTTGTCTCTTAATGAGATAGTGTGTGACTAAATTTAAGGAAAAAAAATGGAATTATCAATAAGAATAGATAAAAGTGAGTTTGAAAAATTAGATATAGCAGATGCTATGGACGGAAATAAAGTAGATATAAAAGATGCTTTACTTATGAGTATGCACTTTACTGATGGTGCAATAGATAAAGCTTTTGAAAAAGCAGAATCGTGGGATAACTTGCCAGATGAAATAAAAGATAAATATAAATAGTCGTCCATAAAGGATAGTGTAGTTAAATTTTAAAAAGGAAATATTATGTGCGATTGTTTTACAAAAACGCTTGAAAAAATAAGCGAGAAAATCCAAGAAAAAGTGCCTAAAAATGCAATTGAATATGAGTGCGATTGGAAAGGCAGAGTTTTAAGATTTGATGGTGGTTTAGGAATTGGCTTGTATGTTGAGCATGAATATCGAAATTCTAAAAAAGATGGAACTCCTTATGCAAACAAGAAAAAGGAAAGTAATTTTGTTGCTTTGTCATTTTGTCCTTTTTGTGGTGAAAAAATATCTAAAACTTAAAGCCCTATTTTAAGGGTTTTAGTATCGAAAAAGCCAAGTAAAACAGAAAGTAAAAAAGAGCGAAACTTAAATATGCTATAATTCACTATACGATTGATCCCACGATAGGAATTACTATGAATGAAGAGAAGAAGAAACTAACCCCTAAGCAAGAGAAACAATACCGCACTTTTGCACAAGAATATCTAATAAACAATTTTAACGGAACAAAAGCAGCGATAAAGGCAGGGTATAGTGAAAAAACAGCAAGCTCGCAAGCAAGCCGATTGTTAAGCCATGCAAAGGTCCAAGAATATATTGAAGAGTACGGAAAAGAACGAGAAAAAAGAACTGAAGTAACAGGAGACATGGTAATCAAAGAACTTGCCAAAATGGCTTTTGCTGATATTAGAGATTTATATGATGAAGGTAGGCTTCTGCTTCCTCACGAACTTGATGATAAAGTAGCGGCTAGTATATCCTCATTCAAAACAAGAAGAGAAGGCGATCCAGAAGAGGGTTTTTATGAAGTAGAAGAATACAAGAGACACTCTAAAGAAAAAGCCCTCGAATTATTAGGAAGACACTTTGCACTATTTACCGACAAATCACAAGTGGAACATTCAGGCACAGTAGTAAAGCGTGTGATTAATGTGAATCCAACTAAAGAGGATAAATAAATGTTTGGCGTTGATACAAGAGGGGAGCAGAGACGAATATTAGGTGTAGGCGATGATGGTATATTTAGCGATGCATGGGGCAGACAGAAAATGGTACACGATCATTCTCTTTTCACTGCAACATTTTCATCAACCGCATCTTTAAGTAAATGGATAGAGTATAACGACGGGGTGGAACAGTATGTAAAGAATAACGCATCTGTGGTAGAAGGTGAAGGGGTAATAACTTCTAGTGGAGGAAATACTTTCTTGATGAGTGCTAGAAACCCTAAATACCAAGGTAATAGAGGGCATTTATATTCAAGTAGTGTTTTCTTTAACAATGCCACAAAAGAAAACGGCACATTATATGCAGTGGTAAGAACGTATAGAAATTCAACAGTCATTGAAGATAGGGCTCAAATAGATTTGAGTGCTCAAGAGCATAGAGATTTTGATCCTTCAAAGGGTAATACCTATGACATTCAAGCACAACTCAGAGATGTGGGTAACACAAAAATGTTTATAAACCAAAAAGAAGTTAAATTTTTTGATTATTCAGGTAAGCAAACCAATCTTATTTTATCTAACATGAATGTACCTTTGAGTTTTGAGTGTATAAATACAGGAGTAATGAGGATAGGTTTTTTCACTCCTCAAAGCGGTATATTTTTTGAGTGGGTTTTTAACACACCTCAGGAGACTACCTTGCGCAGTGGATGTGTGGACTTATCCTCTGAGGGAGGAGCAGACCAAAAGCAAACTTTAGTATCTGCCGTGGGAAATGAGCTTACTGTAACAAATGAAACAGTCTTATCCGTTAGACTACCTGAGACTTTAGACGGCCACATAAACACCATAGATGCTGAATTAGCCAGAATAAAAGCAAGTGTTAGTAAAAAATCACTTTTGGAGATATGGGTAACGAGAAATCCAACAGCGCTAACGATTAACGTAGGGGGATATGTATCATTAAATGGCGGCAATGTAGAGAAGTTTGCTCCAGTATTAGCAACAGACAGCACTTTTGATGACACTAAAGCACGGTTAGTGGACGTTATGACCTGCGAACCGAACATTAACAATGAGCAAGAGAATCCAAATCCTACAAAGATTGAGTTTTATTTAGTCCATGGAGCCATTCTGATTTTTAGGCTAGTTGGTCCCTCAGTAGTAGGTAGGGCCATTGCTCACTTAGGAGATGAGATTTAATGCAAATAGATCTCTATCCTATAGTAAGTGATTATTACTTAGATGATAGTTTCGTATCCCTCATTGTAGGACCCGTTGGGAGTGGTAAGACTCTAGGAAGTATCCTAAAACTTGATAGACTCATATACGAGCAAGAGCCTAACCCTGATGGTATTAGATACTCGCGTACCGCTGTAATAAGAAATACTTACACAGAGTTAAAAGACACTACAATTAAATCATTCATAGATTATTACGGAGACTTGTTAAAGATAAATTGGGGCAATATGACTGCAATTTATGAACATGATGATGTTCGGGCTGAGTTTCTTTTCAGATCACTTGATAAGCCAGGAGATATGAAGAAACTACTCTCTCTTGAACTTACTTATTGTTATTTGAATGAGACTAGAGAGTTACCAAGAGAAGCACTTATCAACATTACTTCACGTTTAGGGAGATACCCATCTATGAAAGATGGCCCTGGATGTACTAAGCCCCAATGCATAGCTGATAGTAATGCGTGTGATAATGAGCATTGGATGTATGATAAGTTTTTTGTTAATAAGCCTTATAATCACACGGTGTTTGTACAACCTCCTGCAATATTAGAAGATGGCTCAGTGAACCCAGAGGCTGAGAACCTAAACAATTTGCCCTATGAGTATTATAGAGGTCAGATAACGGGAAAACCTAAAGATTGGACTGATGTAATGATCAGGGTTAAGTTTATACCTCTCCAAGATGGCAAGCCTGTCTATCCTGAATATAACGATCAACTGCATTGTGTAGAAGAGAATCAAATAGCACCTCCTGCAACAGTAATTCCCTTAATTTGCAGTTCGGATAATGGTCGGTGGAGTGCCTTTTTAATAGCACAAGTTGATACACTTGGCAGGATAGTCGTGTTTGATGAGATAATCAGTGATGACATAAACCTTACAGAGTTTGCAGCTATTATATCCCAGAGGATGAAACAGAATTATTATGAATATTCTTTTGAGACTTGGATAGATCCGTGGGCTGCTAATCAAAGAGGACAGTTAACAGATGCTACAATGTTTAAAGTCTACCAAAAAGAGAAACTTCATTGTAGAATATCTCAAACAGGACACCCTTCCACAATGGTAGAGGCAGTTAAGCGTAAACTAGGACAAATAATACAAGGACAACCTGCTTTAGTCATAAGTAGCAAGTGTACTACATTAAGAAAAGCCCTAAACGGTAGTTATCAATACAAGAGAGTCAATGTAAGCGGTGAGCGTTATGCTGAGAAGCCTGATAAGGGTAAATATTCCCATGTTGCTAATGCTTTAGAGTTTTTAGTAGACGGTACTGGAGCGAGTAGAGAGCTAATGAGTGGTAATAAATTTAGTAAGGCAAGCGGACCAATACAGATAAATACAGACTTTGACCCGTTAGGATAAAAATGTTTACAATAATAGAGATAGTATCAGATGAATATCGCCCTTTTATTAAGGAGAGGATGGAAGCTGTAGATAGTATCGTTTATAATAAAGAAGAATTTGATTTATATTTCTCTTCTGAGCATTGCAATCTTGTTTTCAAAAACGAAGATGACGAGATTCTTGTATTTTGTTGTATAATACCTCTAGAAGAATATACAAAGATGTGCTATTCGTGGTGTAAACATAGTTTTACAGGTAAAAAAGCTTATGCAAAAGCCATTGATTACATGATGGAAAACTTCTCTCCTATTGGGTTCGGTCCCGGAGCATTGAAGTTAAATAAAATAAGGAGACTTATAAAATGAGACAAAATTATTTTTTACTTGATGTACCTATTGGGAATCCTCAGAGCATTAAGGGCAGAGAAGGGCAGCTTTATGACCCCGTGACTGCTGCAGTCGTAGTAACAGCAGCAGCTAGTGCTTATGGAGCATATGAGACTCGTGAGGCTAGGAAAGAGCAAGAGGAAGCCATAGAAAAGTCCGAAAAAGCAGCAGCAACAGCCACAGCAGAGCAGGAAGCCTTAGCTCTTGAAGAAAAAAAGGCAGCTGACACTAAGTTAGAGGAGCAACGAGCTAGGATACTTAAGAGTCAGCAGGGTAGGAGTGGTTTACTATTTGGTAGTGAACTAGGTGTAACAGATAGAAAAACAACATTAGGAGCGTAAAATGAGTAAGTTTAAGAGTATTAACTACAGCAGAGTAGTTTGTGAGGATTGTGGCGCAGTATCAGAAATAGAACCGGGTCGTGAGTTTGAAGGTTTAAATTGTACTTGTGATAAAGAGAAGCATGTGTTTCAAGTGGGCGATTTATCAAAAGAAAAACTTAAAGAACTGATGGAATCTTTAGACAACAATATGGGTGTAATAGTCCCTCTCTATGAGGGTGCAGATACTGAAATATCTAAGCCTGTACAGCAAGAGTTAGACTATGCAAAAACTCAAACTGTGACAGTAATAGGCAGATTTGAGAATGGTGATTATGAAGTGTGCAATAGTAACGATTTGTCAGACACTTGGAGAGTGCCAAAAGATACTTTTGAGAGCACATATAAGGTGATTGAAGATGAAACTCCTACAAATTCCGCAGATAACAAACAAGAGAATGCACTATCAGAAGATAACACAACTTACTCAATCTCTCTTGATGATCTAAAAGATTTATCCATAGAAGATATTAAAGCTAAATTCAATATGGACGAGTTGCGCGTGTTAGCAAAAGCTCTTAACATAAGAAGTGCCTCTCAAATGAAAGAAGATAAGCTAGTAGGGAAGCTATTAGAAAGGATTGAGTGATGGTACATAAATCGCAAAAAGATATAGATAAGCTTATCAAAAGATACTCGCGGGCAAAACAAGCTTTTCATTCTTATGAGAGTGTGCTGAGAGATGCTTATACTTATGCTCTTCCTGATAAAGGTTATTTTGATACTCTTTCAGGTGGTAAGCGAACAACTAAGATTTATGATAGTACAGCTATTTTAGGACTAGGAGTATATGCAGATAAAGTGCAGCAGCAGCTAGTGCCTCCTTGGCGAGAGTGGTTTAAACTTATTCCAGGTAGTGAGATAGATGAGGTTACAGCTTTAGAGGTTCAACCCGCATTAGATGATATCACCAAGGTACTTTATGATCATATCAATCATTCAAACTTTAATACTAAGATAAATGAGGCCCTTCAAGATGTAGGTATATCCACAGGTATATTAACTTGTGAAGAGGGTGACGGCATTGAGAGCTCTTTAACTTTTAATTCTATTGGCATTGAAGATATAGCAATGGAGCATTCTCAGACGGGTATTATAGAAAACATCTTCAAGACGTTTAAGATGCCCATCAGAGATATTGAAGAGACCATACAAGGTGCTAAAATCACACCTAAAATGCAACAAATGCTAGCAAAAGACGAGTTAGCAGAAGTTGAGCTAGTTGAAGCAGTTATCAAAAATGAGAATATCAAGTATGACCATGTGGTTTATTGGGAAGCTGAAAGAGAAGTCATCTATGAAGCTGAAGACGATACTAATCCTTATATAGTCTTTAGAGAGCGCATAACCTCTAAAGGTATCTACGGTCTAGGGAGAATCATCCAACTACTCTATGATATAAAAGTGCTGAATAAAATATCTGAGATGGACCTACAAAATGCAGGCTTGGCTATCAGTGGTGTCTATACTGCTACAGATGACGGAGTGCTTAATCCTTACAATGTGAGGTTAGTTCCTGGAACAGTTATCCCGGTATCCTCTAACTTTAACAACAATCCTTCATTACGCCCATTAGAGCGTGGCGGTGATTTTCAAATAGCACAACTCAAAATAGAGCAAAAACAAGATTTAATTAATAAGACTTTGTTTAACATGGCTCTTGGAGAGGTTAGTAGAACTCCGGTTAGAACTCTCGGAGAAAATCAGATAAGAACTCAAGATGCGGCAGAAGTAACAAATGCTTCGTTTAGTCGTTTTCAAACAGAGCTTTTAGAGAGACTTATCAAACGTACGGTGGACGTACTGCAAAAAGCAGGTAAAATACAACCCATAGTTGTGGATGGTAAAGAAGTGACTATTAAATTCACTTCACCATTAGCTAAACAACAAGATAAAATGGA